ATAAATAATCTCTAGGTTTATAATTTTTTAATTTTTGTCTTAATGTATAAACTAAAGGTCCAGGTGAATGTATCATTTGCGAAAATTCTGGTAATACAAATTTAAACTGTCCATAATGAGAAGCACCCATAATATTTATCTTAGGAGCTCCTGCTCTGGTACCAGATATTTCCTGAATAACATATACTGTAGAAGTATAGTTATTTTTTAGCTTTTCATATTTCGTACTTTCTGACATTGACAAATCATATAACATCCTATATATAAATGTCAATAGAAAGATGAATTATAAATTTAAGACAAAGCCATACAAGCATCAGTTGACTGCTTTAGAAAAGTCGTGGAATAAAGAAACGTACGCCTACTTTATGGAGATGGGTACAGGTAAAACAAAAGTATTAATAGATAATATGTCCATGCTTTATGATAAGGGTAAAATAGATGGTGCATTAATTATAGCTCCCAAGGGTGTAGTAAAAACTTGGTATGAGCAAGAGATACCTACGCACTTACCAGACCACATAGAAAATGTGACAGTATTATGGCAATCAAATATCAGTAAAACACAACAAGAAAAGTTAGAAACTTTATTTGAAATAGAAACAGCACTACACATTTTAGTTATGAATGTTGAAGCTTTGTCTACAGATAAAGGTGTTAAGTTTGCACATAAATTTTTAAATTCACATAGAACATTAATGGCTATAGATGAGTCTACCACTATTAAAACACCAACAGCTAAACGAACTAAAAATATTATAGACTTAGGTATTACTGCTAAATACAGGCGTATCATGACAGGATCGCCTGTTACCAAAAACCCTTTAGATTTATATACACAGTGTTATTTTTTAGATCCATATTTATTAGATTTTGCATCTTACTATGCTTTTAGAAATAGATATGCTGTAATGAAAACTATGAATGTAAGAGGTAGATCAATTCAAATCGTTCATAAATTTCAAAACTTGGGTGAACTATCAGAGATAGTCAAAAGATTTTCTTACAGAGTTTTAAAAGAAGATTGTTTAGATTTACCTCCTAAAAACTGGACTAAAAGACATATACAATTAAGTAAAGAACAACAAAAAGTATACGATGAAATGAAGAAGACTGCTCTTGCTACTTTAAATGGTAAAGTAACTTCTACTATGACTGTCATCACTCAGTTAATGAGACTACAACAAATAACTTGCGGTCACTTTGTTGCTGATGATGGCACTACACAAGAAATAAAAAATAACAGAATTACGGAGCTAATGGATGTGCTAGATGAAATAGAAGGCAAAGCAATTATATGGGGCCACTGGCAGAGGGATATACAAAACATAGTGGATGAAATAGAGAAGGTCCATGGTCCGGGATCCGTGGTTAGTTATTATGGACTCACGCCACAAGATGAAAGACAAGATAATATACGTAAATTTCAGTCCGACCCTAAGTGCCGATTCATGGTAGGAACGCCGTCTACGGGCGGCTATGGGATAACTTTAACGGCCGCAAACACCGTAATTTACTATTCTAACGGATATGACCTAGAGAAGCGTTTACAGTCAGAGGACCGTGCACACCGTATCGGACAGAAGAAAAACGTAACTTACATAGATATCATCGCAGAAAAAACCGTCGATGAAAAGATACAAGAATCACTTCGTAAAAAAATTAATATTGCATCTGAAGTTATGGGTGAAGAGTTAAGAGCTTGGATTTAATCTAAATCTACAGCGTTACCGATAACAGGTTTGTATTTAGTTTTACCTTCTTCTTTGTACGCTCTTAATAATTGTTTTCTTGGTTTATCAGATACATAGCTGCAGTGGATCCACCCCGAGTTTGGTTCACCGGGAGTGTAAAATTCTAATATCATTTGATCATACGGAAGGTTTGCCTTGATCCAGTCAAAGACTTCAGCGTTGCTTGTGCCTAGACATTCGAAGTCCGCCGCCTCAGCACGGGTATGTTGCGAATTTAAACTGCTGCCAATTTTTACACATAACTCAGGGCTACGAAAGCAGCTGGTCACCGTTACTCTGCCGAAGTGGTCACGTACCGGTTGTAGAATATTTTCACAAAGTAGTTTTAATTTTTCTATTTGATCTGCATTAGGATTGTTATCAATACCCAGCCTAATAGCTGTGTCTGATTTGATAAGCTCTGAAAGGCTAAAGTTACGTGAAAGTTTCATTATCGTGCAACATCGGTAAGTAAAGTTATGAGAACAGCTCCCATACCTCCTACTATCCAATATTCTAATCTTTTAATACGTTCTTGCATTTCCTTTATTTGCTCGAACGTTTGCTTTTGCATTATTCTGCAAAGCTTCTCGTGTGATTCAATTTTTTGTAGTGCCGATTTTCTCGCCATTATGTTCTACTCGCTATTACTTGTTCTTCAGGAGATAATAAAGCTTGCTCCGTACGTGTCAAGTTAGTTGTTGGGTTAATTTGTTGCGCCGTTGGCCGTATATTTGGCATTGGTGTTGGTGGTAATGCAGATGTATTACCAATATTTGTCTCTCTCATTAACTCAGGGTATTTATCACTTAAATATAGTCTAGTTAATTCTCTTAATATTTCATTTATTTCAGCAAATGCTTCAGGTGTTAATGGATTATCATAACCGTTTTCTCGTGCGTTTCTAATATACGCATCTATTAAACCTTCTGGTAAATCAAAAGGTTTAAATCTATCTGCAATTAAACTATTATAATCTCTACCTAAACCTCTTCTATCAAATATTATACCAACTTGTTTATCATCAAACCCTAAAGTTTTCATCGCTGCAATATCTTTTTGCATAACTTTTTGTGCATCAAACCATGAGTCATTACCTTTTATTAAACCTTCTATGATATCTTCTGTTTTAACATTACCAGCTGGTCGTGGTAAAAATTTTCTACTTTGTCTAAGTGCTGTATTGTATTCTGATATTTTAAAACCAAGTGATTGTTCAAAATCCATTTTTTGATTTCTAAAACCAAAAAAACCTGCGGCCTCACCTGTAAAACTTAAATCTTTTCCTGTTTCTGGATCCTCGCCAAATCTAGCAGCTTTTCCTAATCTTGATATTTGAGGTATTGAAAGAGGGGCTAATGCTTCAGCTAGATGTTTTAAACCTTTTGCAAACTTATCACCTTCAGGATCTCTTGGGTTCCAAACTTCAGAACCTGTATCTGTCTTACCACGTCTTGAATATAAATCATTTAAAGCTTGTATCCAAATAGACTCACTAATAAATGGGTCTACAAGTCTAGAGATTGCTTTTCCAAAACCTCTTGTCATTTCTGTAATTAAAGGTTCAGCGTTTTCTCCCGTGCCCACATTTGCAATAACTGATTGAATAGGATTTACAACTGTGTCGTATGCAAAACCATGACTAAAATCTGTATAATAGTAATTACCATCTTTATCTTTGCTAGGTATTATTGTAGATTCTCTAGACCATTCAGGTAAAAATCTTCTCATGGCAGCTAGTTGTTCTCTAGTGATACCATACATACCTCTGTATATTTCTACAAGAGCTGGCGGTATTGTGGCTACAGTTGTTCCAAAACCTAATAATCTTCTTGCACCGATTGATCTTGTTGCTTCATTTCTTAACTCTTTAATACCTTGTTCTACAATATTAAATGATGTTCTCATTATTTCTGCAGGGAAAGAAACGAAGTTACCAAGTGGTGATCTACGTAAACCTTTAATAAAGTCTGATACATACGCATAATTTGGAACTGTATTTCTTACAATACTAGCAGCCTCTTTCATCAACTCTAACTCTGATCTTCTTGATCCTCTGTATGCATTTTTTAAATTATCAAACTCTGCTAAAAAATTATATATTTTATAAAAGTCATCTTCTGCAACATACAAATCTTGTGCTCCTCTAAAAACTTTATTCATTCTTTTACCTAATTTACCAAAAGCTCTTTCAACAAAATCACCACCTTTTGCAATATCTTTTAATAAACCTTGTACATCTTGGAATGTAGAACTTGAATTAACTACACCTTCTTCTAACATAAATTGATAGAAAGCTTGGTCTTCTGGTAAGTTCCTATATAGTAGTTGTGGTTGTATCGTGTTAAATGATTTTTTAAAACTATCTATAACAAATTTAGGGTTTTTAAATAAATTACCTGTACCTAAACTAAATGCTACAGCACTTGTAAAGTTACGCATGTGTGTAAATGGACCTAAAACTGTTTTAGAAACTTGTGCAATTCCTTTTGGCACAGCTACTAAATATCTATAAACGTTGCTTTTCATTAAACTTTCACCAGGTAATTTTTCTGCAAATTTAATTGCCTCTTCAAACTCTGAAGATGTAAATTTACCGTTTAATGGATTAGTATAAAACTCTTCGTTTAACGGTGATTTTATCTGCATACCGTTTCTACTCATTGTGTATCCAGGTCTGTTTGGTAAATTTAATTGTGCTTGTGTTGGGTTATCAAAAACTATTTTACCTGATTGTGCTATCTGATTGTAAAATTTATCTCTTGCAGAAATACTAGATAGAGCCTGCATATTGTTTACAATAGTTCTTCTAGCATCTTTTATTTCACCAAACAATTCTCTAAATGCTTTAATATCTTTTTGACCTGTAATTAAATCTCTTTTATCAAATTTATTTGTACTAATCATTTTAGCTATGTTTACTTCTTGTACTACGCCATCGTACAAAGCACTTTTACTTTCAAATCTAAATGTTGGTGATTTTGTTACGGGGTCCATCTTTACATTTTCTAAAACTTTATCTACATCTAACAACGCATCTTTTTCTGTATAATTTCTCACTCTATTATTTTTTGCATAGTTCATAAATAATTGTCCAACTGCTTGTCTCTTTTCATCAGTTGGAACATAATTTGTTGTTTTAAGAACTTTGCTATTTTCAAAAATTTTATAATCATTAGACAGTGTAGAATTTAATCTTTGACTAAAAAAATCTAATATTTCATCTTTATTTTTTGTAGTTAAATTACCGCCTTGTAGTAAATCTGTTTGTAATCTATTAAATGCATTTTTAGAACTTGTTAATGCAGTTATCAATTCTTCTTGTTTTTGTTTTGGTACATTAATATTATTTAATGAATTACGAAATTCTTTTAATTGTTTTTTATTAAAATTTTTAAAAACTATTTCGTTATTTACTATTCTATCTTCTGCACTTCTTATTAAACCGTCCATTTGTGTTAATAATTCATCTTTGTTTTTTATTTTCTCAGCAGCGTTTGATGATTTATTAAATATACTTTTAAAAGAATCATCTATGTCTCTTACTAAATCTTTAGCCACAATAGCTGCAGCGCCCTCTTCTCCAGTAACTCTCATCTGTCCTTCGAACAATTCTTGAGATTTTTTACTTCTAGGTCTAAATGTGCTTCCAAATTTATCTAATAATCTTTCAAATCTAGAATTACTGTATGCAAGTTCTTTACCTTTTTTTCCAAGTATGCCTACAGCTTTACCTGCACCATAAGCAAAAGGTGCTATCAAAACACCTTCAGCAAAAAACTTTGCTCTATTTTCTAGTCTTCTTACAGCATCATCTCCTGCGTCTGATCTAGTTTGTCTATCTAAATCTGTCCCACCAACCATGTCACCGAAAGTTCCAATATCTTCTATATCGTAAACTATGGAAGCACCAGCAGCTCCACCTAAACTAGTTGCAGCAAATTTACCAAACCTAGCTCCTTTATTTAATTCATTTGCTTTCTGTGCACCTTTTAATAAATTTTTATTTTTTAATCCAACTCTACTACCACCTTTTATAGCGGTAATTGTTTTTGATGCTATTTGTCCAGCTATTTTTGCACCTCTTGCAGCTGGTATACCTACTTGCACCAATGCTTCTGTGATTCTGCCTGCTGCTGTATCTCTAGCTTTATCTTCTAGTCCTTGTATAACATCACCTACAACACTATCATCTATAAATTGTTCTAGTCTTGCAACAGCACCATCATCAATACTTTGACCTTCTCCTTGTACAGCATCGTAAACTTCAGCTGCAACTGATGCTAAACCTAATGGTATTTTAATTAATCCAGAACCTATTCCTGCTGCAACAGATACTGCTAAATTAGTTTCTGTTTCTGGCTCCTGTATTGCGTATCTATCGTACTTTTGTACCATAGTAGCTCCTATTTAAGTGGTACTTCAACGAAACCTTTTGGATCCATTTCTTGTTGTGTTGAATCTCTTCTAAAAGCTTTTCCTGTTACGTAATCAATATAAACTGATCCTTCTTGATAACTTTTTCTTTTTGGATCCCAAAAAGGATTCATAAGATCAAAATCGTATTCTTCGTTGTCTTTTTGTATTTTAGAAAAATCAACTTCATAAGCTGCTTTTTTATCTGCTGCAGGTTTACTTAATCTTTCTTGATCTTGTATTATAGCTGATCTGTCATCTATCGCTTTTTGTCTTACTTCACCAGGTTCATCTAACACACCGTATGCTCTTTTATTTAAAACAATTCTAGACGCTTCTTGTCTAGTTTCACCCAAGTCATCCATTCTAGCTTGTATCTCTTGTTCGATAGCATTTGCGTCATCGTCATCTAAATTTTTTAATAGTTGTAGTTCTCTAGCTTGTTCTTGACCAATATCTAATCTTTCAGCTTCTAATGCAATTTGTCTTTTTAAATCTTGTTCTCTATTTAAATCATCAAATAAACCTTTCGTTGGTTCTTGGGCCGCGGTCGCTGCAGTTTGAAATATGTTCCCTGTTGGACTTTGCGATAATAAATTTAAACCAAACTGAGTTAAGAACTGACCTAGATTTCTATTTCGTCCCGCGCCTGCACCTAGTGCTTGTGTTAATCTTTCTCTAGTTGATAGTGCAGGAGACTTAGCTGCAATAGATTGATTAGTATCCATAGGTGATGCCATTTGCATCATTCTGTTTGGCAGAAATCTTCTTGCATCAGCTCCTCCTCCCACTCTTGGCATAGGCATTGGTCTTAATCCAAAACGTCTTGCATCAGCTCCTCCACCAACTCGATAGTTTTGTCTATCAAGTCCTGATGTAATACCGGTTCCTGAAGAACCACCCATTTTAAACATTGGTCTTTTTAATATTCTGTTCATCTTATCCAAATAAATTTCTTGTTGGGTTTGTTAAACCATAAATACCAGCAAGTGTAGTACCAACACCAAGAGCTGTTTGTAATGGTGTAGGGTTAGGTGTAACTGATTGTTGGAACTGTGCTGGATATCCACCTAATAATCCAGTTACTTGTCCAGTAAATCTATCTAACTGTTCTTGTGGTTGGAATGTTGCCATTCTTGTAGCTTCTCTTTGTGCATCAAGTTGAGCTTGTGCTTGTGCCTGGTTCGCTGCGCCCAGTCGACCTAAAGTAGAAATATCTCCTGCTTGTAATCCAGGCACTAGTGATGCTAAACCTGCTTGTTGTTGTCCCAATCCAGATTGTGCTTGCGATAGTCCAAATCTATTTGCAATGTCTTGCTGTCTAGCTTGCATTGCTTGACCGAATCCTTGTTGCAAAAGATTTGCTTGTAGTAAAGCTCTTTCTCTCGCTGCCCCTGTGCCAAACTCGGCGAGTTGCACTCCCGCTCGACCAGCGCCGAGCACTCCCAAACTTGCTTGTTGATCTCTTATCTGCTGTTCTCTTCGTGCAGTGTTACGATCAAATTCCGCTAATGATGCGTCAATTACTTGTGATTGGAATGGTGACATAAAATCTGTCACTTGTTGTGTTGTTGGGGCTCCTGTAGATATACCGCCTAATGTGGTTCCAGCTGCACCTATTTGTTGTTGTGCTGCAGTTACGAATGGTTGAAAAGATCCAATGCCAGCTTGTGCTAGTTGTTGTGCTTGTTGTTGTAATGCGTCTTGACCTGCAATTTGTGGTGCAAGTCCAGCTAAACTTTGTTGTCTTGTTGTAAATGCTCTAGCTGCATCTTGTCTTGCTTTAAAACCTTCTGCAGTTTCTCCTGGTTGCTGTGATATACCTGCAATACCAGTTGTTACAATTGGTACACCTGTTTGCGCTGTAATTTGTTTTGCTAAATCTTTACCTAGATCTTCGACAAATTGTGCGGGTAATGTTCTTTGTTCAGCTACAGCCATTATAATACTTCCTCTAATCTTTGTGATGTTTGAAACATACGTCTTGCGCCTTCTAAGCCTTGCGATTCTTCAGATACGTCACCTCCGGCTTCGAGGTTCTTCATCATGTTATACATAACTTCTGCCCCTTTGTCCACATCTCCGTCACCTGCATTTCTAACTGCATCAGCCGTAAATACGAACTCATTCTTGGATAATCTTGCAGGGACATCGTCTGCTTTTTCCATACGTCCAATTGGGACAAATCCACCTTCAGCTCTATAATCTTTTTCCATGCCACCCATATCTAATAATGGCATTACTTTTTTAGCTACAGGCTCTTTCTTTGCTTGACCACCTTCTGCTGCATAAAAATCAAACTGACTACCAGCAAATCTAGGCGCCATATAATCAAAAGGTCTTCTTCTAATTGCAGCTATATCAATACCTTCACCTCTGTCCATTTCTTGTAACTCTTCTTCTTCACCTACTCCTTTTGCAGTTGCTAGTCCTGCTAACCCTGCAAGGCTAGCTATTTTTAATGGACTTAATTTACCTGTTTCTTTGTTTCTTAATAACATATCTGTTACTTTACTGTCTTTAATTTTACCAAGACCTCTTCTACTAGATGCGATTAATTTTTCTAAACCACTTTGTTTTACACTAGGCATATCTGTTACACCAATCTGTTTCATAGTTGGAAAATCTGTAAAAGGGGTTCTTGTTGCTACTTGTCTAGTTGTCATTCCTAATTCTGCTGGTCCTCTAAACGCTGGAGCTCTACTTGCTATTTGACCCATGGCTCTATCAGGTATTGCACCTGCACTTATGTCACTTGCAACCCTTGCTCTACCAGCTGCACCAGAAGGATCAACTCCTGGTCTACCTCCTGGAGGAAATGCTTTTGCACTTACTCCACCTATTGCTGCAGATAGTGCAATGTCTTTAAAATTTAAATCTTCACCTGATGCAATTTGCGTAATACCTGTTGTTGCACCAGAAATAATAGCTGCTTTTTGTGCTGCAGATAAACCTGCTAAAAACTGAGCGTTAGCCATAGCTGGTCCAAGAGCGTAAGGTGCTGCGACTGCAATAGCTAATCTACCAATAGGACTTTTTGCAACTTTTTTAACAGCTCTAGTTGCTTTCTTTACAACTTTTTTAATCGGTCTCGTAATTTTTCTAACAATACTTCCTAAACCATAAGCTTGTCTTTCATCTATTTCATCATCTAAAAATCCACCATCTGCCATAAACCTATATGCTATTCTATTTAAGTCCATAGTTTGCATTGGTTGTACTGCTGCTGGTAATCCTGCAGAAGGCCTTGTTAATCCCATTGCTGCCATATATGCTTCTTGACTTGGATAACCAAGTTGTGCGTAAAGAGGCATGCCGTCTCCTCCACCTCTAGTGTCATCGTCATCGTCATCATCAGTGGTTGTAGTCGTGCCAAATTTAGTTCCTAGTTTACCAAGAGTGCTTGTAATCATTCCTATCGGAGAATATTTTTTATAAAAATCAAGAGCTCTTTCAAGAGGATTCGGTCCTTGTAAATTTTTAGCCATTACATTTCTGCCATATTGAGAAAACTGACTGACTGCACTTCTGTCTGGACCTTTATCTTCAAAATCACCTATATTTCCAGTAGTTGCGTTTGGACCTAAACCACGAGACATTATTCCTTTTTCTCTACTAGTGCTTCCTCCGCCAGATCCAGCTGCAGATCCTCCGCCGCCAACGCTACCCATATCTCCTTGTAAAGATATTACACCCTTTGGCCCTTTGTTTGGTTTACCATCTTCAAGACCACCATGCATATTAAGTGCAATCAAAACTTGTTTTTCAGGTTCTGTAATATATGCTAATTCTGTATCAGGGTGATCCGGTGATGATTTCCATTTTACAGGGACTTTTACTTCACGTTGTTTACCTAAATAATTAGGTCCCCCTCCCTGCATTGCAGGTTTTTTACTACCCTTATTGTACATCTGTCTTGCTTGTTGTGTTGTTGTTATGGCCATCTATCTATCTTATTTTGTTTCTCCAAATAAATCAAGACTAGGCATTATCACTCTAACATCTTTTCTTATGTCAGATTCAGGTATACCTTTTGTTTTCCATTCAGTATCATCCTTATATTTTTCGCCTGTCTTCATATTGGTTATCGTTGTTATTACTTCTTTTGGTTCTATTATTGGTAGATCTTTCATTATGTTGTTACCTCTCTCGGCTGTATTTCTAATATAGAAGCTATGACGTGCAGCTCGTTCGCGTCAGCAGCTTGTACTATTAATGATTTAACAACAGCTGTTTTGAAACTAGGCACTGTATACAATGTAGTTAGATCTGTTGTAGTTAAGTCTGCTTTTTTATTTATAAAACTATTTGCCATTAATTTAAAAAGAAGTTTTCAGCCTCTACTTCATCCTTTAATTCTTGTTGAAACGTTGTATTTAATTTTTCTACGATAGCATCAAGATCTCTTACCTGAGCTTCTGCTGTAGGTAGATCATATTGTGCACTAGGTCTTGTTAATACTTGTACTATCTTTGCCATTATCTACGTCCGTCTGGTTGTATATCTAATCTAAAAGTTCCTAACTTCCAACTTTGATTAGTTGTTGTATTTGCTATTTTAAGTGAGATAGCTCTAGCTCTTGCACGTGTATCTACTTTTTTTGTAGATGAAGATACCGTGAACGGTCCAAGTGCTGAACTAGTTTTTGTATCACTTGGAAAATCTCTTAATTGTAATGTAACTTGTGTATTACCTGTTTGAGATATAAAATCAGGTATAAATCTTCTAATTTTCATTAAAAACTCTCCATCACCTCTAATACTTGCAACACCTTGTTGCTGTTGTGTAATATCAAAATCTCCAGATTGTATGTTAGCTGTGATAGCTGTTGTTGCAGATCCTTTTACTTGGTCTGTCCCTGTTTCATGTTCATAGTATATTGTAGAACCTTCTGTGTTTCCTACAACATCAAAAGATGTATCTACTGATGCACTATATTCTAATGCGTGTGGCACTCCAAATACTGCAGAATCTTTCCACATAGTTCTGGCTAGTGTTCCGTTTGTCCAAACAGGTCTTTGTGGTGAAGAATCAAAATAGTTGTATGCAACCATTCTGTTTACAACAGATGATGAGGAAGTTGGATAAAACCATATGATTTCACCAAAAAGATTATTTAAACCAGCAGATACCATTTGGTTACCAGATGATAAGTTTATGTCATCGTATACAAAATCTTCTACTAAACATGGTAGTGATTCTAGTTTACCAGCGTATCTAAAAAAACCATTTTCTGACATCCAGTATGCAGAACCATCAACTTCTACACATGCATTCTGTCCAACGAGTCCACAGTTAGTTCCAACTTGTGCAAACGCAAAGGTAAACGGCTGACCAACAAAACGTTGTGTAAATAAAGCTGTATCAGTCCAAACGTAAATTGCATCTCTACCTCTGATAGCTCCTCTAATTTCTGACCCATCAGCTAGTCTTTGTGTGCCTGCTGTGTTGGTAGCTGTTGGTGTATATGTATTTATATCCTCTTGGTCTGAGAATCTAATAAACATATTATCTTGCGTGGACGTATCTCCAATGGTTGTTTCTGTTCCAAAAAATACTAAGTGACGATCCGGTGTAGATACTAACATGTGACGTGATGCTGTTGGTGCACCAGATATAATATTTGCTCTTGTAGACTCTGCGTTTGATGCAGCAGAGTTCCATTCAAACACAGCGCTATCGTGAATTAAACAAATAGCTTTATCACCAAAGTTATCTAGTGACCACATACCTGGTTCTAATACTAAGTCACCTGATGCCGCTTCACCCCATGCTACAAAATCTGTTGTGTTTGTTACAGTGTCTCCACCATTGTGAGCAGCAGCTGTTGTTCCTCTTACTTCTCTTGTTACACCTGTTAATTCATTAGACGCGCTAATGCCTGTGTAAGATATTTCTTCGTCGTTTATTTTAATAATACTAGTTCCTGTGCTTGGAAACAAACTAGCATCTGTTAAAATAATTCCTGTCGTTGTAGAACTATTAATTCCTGATGTAATAGTTGTTGTTGCAACTCCTGTAGCTGTTCCACCCCATGATCCAAGAGACCAACCAAAACCTTTTGCTTGTACAGCTGGACCTACAGGATAGTAGTGTTGAACTCTAATACCACCAGATGTTGTTGCACCTGAACCCGACTCGTTTGATGGCATTGTAATTGTAAGTGTTGTAGTTGATGGCACGCTAGTTACCATAAATTTTTTATCATTAAAATCGGCTGCTGCAAAATTAGAATTAGTTATTGATGAAAAACTATCTAATAATATAATATCATTTTCATTAATATTGTGAGAACCACTAAAAGTTATTGTGACAACAGCTGATCCGTTAGTCGTGGTAAATGCACTTGTAAGCGTTGTTGTAGATTTAATCGGGTGTATGTCGTAGAATATACCTCCTGAGTATGCATATAAAATTCTGTTTGTCCCTATGATTGCGTACTTTCTACCTTTACTATTTACAAAATGATGAAGTCCTCTACCAGCTCCAGTTAGTTTACTGTCTCCTAGTTGCCGCCAACCACCTATTTTTTCTGGAGTGCCATATCTAAATCTAACATTATCACAATCTATCCACTGGCCTTCGGCTGTAGTTGCAGATATTTGTTTATTTATTCCAGGCTGAAAACCTATTTTTTGTAACATATGACTCCATTATAATACTATTTTACAAATGAAGGTAGACCCAGCATAGGTCTTCCATCAAACTTGTTTTTTTCAGCAAATGGGCCATTCACGTGGTTATAATGCAAGAATACTTGGCCACAAATGTTCCCGTCAAAAGGCTCTCGCCAATGTTCGAGTTCGCATCCACTATATACTAGCATATCTCCTACTTCAAGCAAGACTTTAGTTCCTTTGGGTGCATTGGGCTTATGTATGTTGTTACGCTCGTCTATGACGCTGTCAGACCCCGTACCATCGATAAATATAGGCCAGGGATCTCCACCTAAGTTTATAGTGGTGGATATTTCACAAGAAGGTCTATCTTTGTGTCTTTTTAATTCATCTCCTTTTTTATAAGCTCTTGCATAAGAATATGTTGGTATTAATTGTAAACCTGTTTCTTCTTGCATTCTAGGTAACACTTTCATTAATAAAGTTTCCATAACCATGTCTGCATAATGAGAGTATGTGTTTGGTATCTGTTGGTCTGTCCAAGTTCCCAACATTCCGTTATCAAAAGTTATATTATTTTTATACATAAAATTTACAGCGTCTCTTTTTAAGAGAAAATAATTGAATATAAAATTAGCTAAATCATAACTAATTGCTTTTTTAATTACTTGATATTTATTGAAAGCCATGTTGTATAAAATTAAAACTTACTGATATTCTTATATCATTTGATTTATTAAGAGCAACATTATGCCAAAGATAAAACGGAAACATTATAATTCTGCCTTCTTTTGGTTCTAAATGAAACTCTCTCCATAAATTTTTTGGAGGTGTGCCTTCTTTTCTTATGGGCATATTTAATTGAACTCCTGGTCTTGGATCGTTGCAAATTAATGCACCAGATTCTTTAGGAGCTTTTACATAATATACTCCACTGAATAAACTATTAGGGTGTATGTGTGGAGCATTAGATCCACCTGGTGGATTTATATTAGCCCACATATTACCTAGTAGAGGTTCTCTATCTAACCATTCTTCTTTCCATATATCATTCATCATTATAAACAATTCATTTACTAAAGGTTGATACACAGGCATTTTATGCATTTCAGTTGTAGAGTGCCAACCGTTACGATTTGTTTTTTGAACACCAGGATCTTTTTTAGACCACTCAATTATTTCATTAGCAAATAATTCGTTGTCTAGTTTAACATCTTTGCCGTATACAGTTGTTGGAAAAAACTGTTCTTTAATCATCTAAAAGGTTTTCCTCCAAACCAAACAACTAAAGATTGTCTAAGACCACGTTTAACTGGTTGAACTCTATGGTTTATAAAAGATGCAAAACAAATAGCATGACCTTGTTTTAGTTCTCCATATTTACCTGGTTGACCTATTTCTAAATGCCCACCTTCAAACTCTGAAGGATCATTTAATAATAGTGTCATAGATATTTTTCTAACAGGTGGTTCGTGTGCAAAATTAACATCTGAGTCCATATGCCAATCATAAAAACCTCCTACTGGATATTCTGTAAATTGAGCTTGTTCTGTAATCCTTACGTCTCCAAAACCAAAATGATTTTCATTCGCTTTTTGTATAAATTTATTTAGATCAGTATACATGTGTTCCATTTTATTAAATGGTATCCACGATATAGTTGTAACTCTTTTCTTTGTATCTGTGCCTCCTCCAGGTTTATTCATACCAACTTTTGCCTGTTGTGGTTTTTGACTTCTACCACATTCAATAATTTGTCTACATTGGTCTGGTGTAAACAACGGTGTTGTTGTTTGTATTATCCAACTTTTCCATTTAGGTTCTGTAATTTGTATATTTTCGTACATTAGTTTAATCCTCTACATTTGATTGGATCGTGATTAACATCCATGTTTGCAGCTAAAGTTCGTCTCATTCCAGGTCCATTAAATGGATACACACAGTGTCTCATATCATAAGGAAAAACATAAAAATCTCTTTCTTTAATATTTGGTTGATAATCAATTTTAGCAAACTGACCAGACGTTGAGCCTAAAACTGATAATTTGCCGTTTTGTGGCTGCCCTGTTGAAGAATATTCTACACCAAAAGATTCTGGTAGTTTTAAAATCATAACACTAGAAAGTCCTGTGTGTAATGATCCTTGGTGCACGTGCACTGGATTATATTCATGTTCAAACATTTGGTTTACCCAAACAGAATTCATGTGTAGTTCAAATTCATTTACATGACTCCATGCTAAATAATGTCTAAACTTAGATTCAAACCACTGTAGTATACTTTTAGGTAACATATTATGTTTAGTCATTTTATCACCATCTAAACCATCATAAAATAAACTGTGTTCTTTTTCTATTTTACCAATTAATTGTTTATTAGCTTTAGGAAGATGCCTGTAGTTTTTTTCGTAAATATAATTTATCGCTTGAAAAACATCTAAAGGAACCTCATATTTTATTATAGCTTGTCCTAAAACTATAAATTGAAAATCACTCTGATTTTGATCCAAGACCATGTTCTAATTGTTCTTTCTTATTGTAAATCATTTCTCCTGATTTTTTAACTCTTTCTATAGTGTTTAATTGACCTAACACATTAAATACTTCTGGTTGACTTGAACCAGATGTTAATGTCTCTGCCTTATTTTTCATAATTTTATGATAAGAATCTAACTGGTGTCTGTTAACATCTTGAGTATCAAATGATCCATCATCAAATTCTTTCTTTAATGTAGACCAGAGTTTAATTTCTCTCATTCTATCTTTAGCAACAAGTTGCATGTTAGCTAAACCATATCTGGATTCATCAAGATCAATTTTGTATTTTTCTAATTGGTACTCTTTTTTAATTCTCCATTCAAACATTTCTTCATCTGGTCCATCCATTGGTGCACCATCGGCTCTTTCTAGTTCACTTTCTATTGATGCAATTTTTCTTTTTAACCAGTCAACTTTAGTTTCTTGTCTTCTACACTCAAAAGATAGAGTCATTAAGTTTTCTAAGAATACGTTTTGTTCTCTAACACACTGCCAGTATTTTGCAGCTTTAGTTGGATACTTCATATCTTGAAGAACAGACATTCTCATCTCTGTCTCTGTTCTAAAAACTTGTTTCTTGGTCCATGTGTCTCGGAGCTCGGCTGTCATAGCCTTAAACTCTTTTACATCTTCTGGATCTAATAAATTATTTAGGCTAGGTGCCTCTTTTTCTATAAGTGCATGTATATTTCTTTTTTCTGTCATAATAATCCTTTCATGTAACAATATATACTTTATTAGCTAGTTGTCAATGTCTTAGCTGGAAAAGCTGTTGTTTCTCCAGTAAATTCCTCGTGTGAGTTAGTATTCGCTGATCCCGTGTATCCTCCTGCTACCCATGAAGCAGACGCTGGTGAAGTGTTTTTTCCTGATCCAGAATATCTTCTTACAGAAGATACACCTGGTCTTGAAGACCAAGAAGTTCCATCATATCCTTGTGCCTGACTTGATGCGGTTGGTTGTGGAGTTGTTTGTCCAGTGCATAAAATTGCGTCTGTTTGAGTTCCACCAGCTGCCCCTACCGAGTGAGCAAATATTAAACTAGGTGCTGCACTAAAACTAGAACCATCATATGTAAAAGATGTTGATTGGAAAGCTCCTGGTGCAGTCGCACCTCCACTTAACAAGGCAGCAGTTTGTGTTCCACAATGACCTGTAACTGATTGAACAGTAGGATAATTATTTGGATTAGCTGACCATGATGATCCATCATACTCTAAAACTATGTCAGTATATGCTCCTGGTGGATCTATATAACCACCAACTCCTAAAGCAGCTGTTTGTGTTCCCGTTCCTGCTACTCCTCCATGAGCAATTGATACTGGCAAAGCCCCACCACTAGTCCAAGAAGAACCATCGTATTTATAAGAACCATCGTTTTCAACATTTGGATGTGATTGTCCACCAAAAAACAAAGCAGCCGTTTGTGTTCCAGCCATTGCACCACTTCTTCTATTTCCAGGTAAATCACTTTGTTCTGACCAAGAAGTTCCGTTATATTCTTCTACGACAGCTAAATAACTAGGAGCAGTATCATCTCCCCCTGCTATTAAAGAAGCTGTTTGTGTTCCACAACCTGATAAAGCGTTTCTAGCTGTTCCTATATTTGCACCACTAGCCCATGCTGCGGCCGTGATTACTCCTGCTGTTTGATGAAATTCTTCTGTTGTGCCAAGTGCAGGAGGACCATAAGATCCTGATACTACTGCAGCTGCATTAGTTGCTCCAGATCCATTTCCGACTCCTCTCATAGCTGTTGACATGTCAGCAATTTCAGAAAAACTTGTTCCATCATATGTTTCTGTTTTTGTTTGTAAACTTCCACCTACATCTCCTCCAAAAATTAATCCTGCGCTTGAATCTCCCGCTGCTCCTCCTCCAGCTCTTGCCGTATTAACATTACCCCCAGCACTTAATGAAGAACCATCGTATTCTTGAGTTGCGCTTGAATAAGGTGAACCACTGTTGTTTGTTCCACCACTTGCAAAAAAAGCCGCTGTTTCTGGTCCGCTACCTTGTGCGTATCCTACAGCAGTAGGTATAGCAGTTAAGTTTGACCAAGTTGATCCATTCCATTCTTCAAAATTTGTAACATTAGCATTAGATGGATTTCTTCCTCCATAAGCTAACGCTGAAGTTTGTGTTCCTGTGCCACACAAATTATCTCTTGCAGTGTTCATTGAGTTAGGTGTTGCTGTCCAAGAAGAGCCATTATAAGTATACGTGGTTGCTACTTTACTACCACCTGGGTTGTTAGTGCCTCCAAAAAATAAAGCTGCTGTTTGCGTTCCAGCTCCACCCCCTGCATAATTTTGTGTTGGTAAAGCCCCGCCTGCATTCCAACCTGAACCATTGTATTCTTCGGTATCTGCATAATAAGTACCACCTGGCTCAAGACCTGTCATATAAATAGAAGCAGTTTGACTTCCTATTGCTGCTCCAAAACCTCTAGCGGTAATCATTGGTCCAGTGCTTGACCAGGCTTGTGTGTACACAACAGTTCTAAGAGTTCCTAAAGTAGAGTTAAACCACACCTGTCCCTCATACGTTGAATCCAACGTAGGGTCAGAATCAAATACTTCTACTCTTTTACCATGTAGTTCTTCGTAAGTAGACATAATTAGTTACTATGGAAGAGTTATAGCTGTAGGTCTAGGATTATTTAGTTCTGCTTTTAATTCATCCGGCTGAGCATCCCATGCTTCTTGAGCTGCAGTTACCTCTGCATCAACAATAGCTTGAGCCTCTGCTTTTGTTTTCTCAACACCGTTCTTTTCAGCTAACCAAAGAGCGCCTTTTTCATTGTTTCCAATGACCCAAACTTCTCCAGGATAACCTCTAAGAAAAAAATTTAATCTATCTTGATGAGTGAAAAAACCTTTTCCAGTGTTTGTAGCAGTACCATACATAAATAGTGCCATAGTTACTTCCTCCTTTTATTTTTATATATCATAGTTTTTAACTAGATGAAATGTTTTTTACATTAACAGCTGTTGTTTCTCCAGTAAATTCTTCTGTTGCTGTTGTGTACGTAGGATGTGAGTTTCCTCCAAAACCAACGCCTGCTGTTGCAGTTCCAGTTCCACTAATATAATTTCTAGCTGTTGCCATTGATGGTCTTGTAGAAAAAACGCTTCCATCGTAACCTTGTGTAATTCCAGTGTAGCCGCCTGATCCTGGAGATATAATACCACCAAAAATTATGGCATCTGTCGCTGTTCCAGCACCACCCATATTATTTGCACCTGTAATTAAGGCTCCTCCAGAGGTCCAAGAAGATCCTCCATATTCTTCAGTAATTGTTAAATAATCTCCAACAGGTGGATTCCTACCTCCAGCATATATTGCTGCTGTTGATATTCCAACACCAGCACCACTTGACCTTGCCTGTGATAATGCTCCACCATTAGTCCAAGAAGTGCCGTTATATAATTCAGTTGCATCTTGATACGTTGGTGTAGCCCCACCAAAAACCAATGCAGCTGTTTGTGTCCCACAACCACCTGCAGAATATCTAGCAACTGATAATGAATATGGTTGATTCGACCAGTTAGTACCATCCCATTCCTCTACTGAAGATCGTAAACTTGATGGATTAGAAAAACCTCCAGAATATAGTGCTGCAGCGGTAGTTCCTGCTCCAGCTCCAGAATATCTAGCTGTGTTTAAAGGATTTTTTGAAGTCCAAGATGAACCATCGTATTGTTCGGTTGCATTAGATGCAGGGTCTGAGGCGTAACCACCAAAATATAAAGCTGCTGTTTGTAATCCATTTTGCGATGAAGCTCCTTCATCTCTAGCTGTATTTAAAGCTCCTCCACTAGCCCATGCTGCAGCTGTAATAACGTTTGCTGTAGAATTAAATTCTTCTGTTAATGTTGTAGGGTTAAAACCTGGAGAATATCCACCCATGTAAACTTGCGTATTAGCAGGTGAATTATTTGAGCTACTGTTACTTACTCTTGCTGATGCAATATCTGGTCCTTCTGTCCAAGAAGTTCCATCCCATTTTTCAGAATTTGTAGAATAAGTTGAGCCAGGAGATTTCCAACCACCTGTAAAGTGTTGATTATCTGCATTAGAACCAGTGCCCATAGCATCTCTTCTTGCAGTATTTACGTCTGCATTCGCAGACCACGATGTTCCATTATATTCTTCTGAAGTAGTTACGTAAACTGTGCTTGGATTTGTAACACCTGATGAGGCTCTACAAGAAGTTTGAGTTCCTCCACCTCCCATTACTCTACGACCTGTATTTAAACTTCCGCCTGCTGTCCAACTAGATCCATCATATTCAAAACTATTTGCTTTACCAGGGGTCGCTGGAGGTCTTCCTCCAAAAATTATTGCTGAAGTTGATGTCCCTGCACTTCCTGCTTCATACGTCCCTGTAGGTATTGTATGAGGATTAGTTGACCAAGATGTTCCATTGTAATTTTCAACAGTGCTTCGTGCTGGTCCAGGATAAGAACCACCTATATCTAAAGCTGCTGTTTGTGTTCCAGCACCCATTGACCACCCTGTGGGATTTGACTTAGCACTAGCAACTGCCCAACCTGTTCCATTATATTCTTCAGTATTTGTGTAATAGTTAGCAGGATCAACATAACCACCAAAAACTAAACCTGCTGTTTGAGTGGCTGATGCATTTCCCATACCTCCTCTACCAAAATTCATGGGAGAAACAGAGGACCACGCTTCTGTAAATACAATGCTTCTAAATTTATTATCTGTTGAATTATAAAAAATTCTACCTGCATCATCCTCAGATGATGGGTTTGAACTTAGTGTTGTAATATTTTCTCCGTGTAATTTTTTATATGTTGTCATAATTAAGTTACCGCCACCGTTTGTACTGCGTCAGCTGCAGCTGTGTACTCTTCAACTGTACTAGCTCCTGGAGCACTACCAGGTGGGTTTGGATCTCCCACGTAAATTGCTGAGGTGCTATATCCAGTTGTGTTATGATTTCCTCTTCCGTTGTGTCCTGAAGCTAAAGTTGAATCACTAGTAAAAGAAGATCCATCATAAGACTCTACTTGTTGTTTATTTGGTCCTCCTCCATAAACTAACATAGCTGTTTGAGTTCCTGCCAGTCCAGCAGAAGATCTGTTTCTTGCAGTATTAGCATTACCACCTGCTGTCCAAGATGAACCATCATATTCTAATGTAGTAAAAACCCCAGCTTCTGGTCCTTCGGGACCTGGAGATACTCCTCCAACCATTAAAGCTGCAGATTCAACGCCTCCACTTCCTCCACTTGCAACTGCATATGGAGTTGCAGTTTCGTTACTCCAAGATGAACCATTCCAAGATTCTACATTTGTCATTACACCTTCTGGTGATCCAGAAGGTGGACCTGCTCCACCGACAGTTATTGCTGCTGTAGAGGATCCTGTTCCATTAACACTTCTTCTATCGTGGTTCATATTAGGTATACCAGAAAAAGTAGAACCATTATAACTTATGGCATACTTTACTGCACCTCCAGGACCTTGTCCTCCAAAAAATACTGCTGCTGTTTGAACTCCAGCTTGTCCAGGATCTCTTGATGCATAAGGAGAATTTGGAGCACCACTCCACGAACTTCCATCATATTCTTGTGATGAATCACTTAATGGGTTTGGTGCTGGTGATCCGTCATTACCCATTGTTTTAATATAAGCTGTTTGAGTTCCACAACCTGCAAAGGTCATGTGTGGACCTGGAGCTGTTGCTCCTGCTGTCCAACTTGCTGGAGCAAAACCATAAACTTTAATACTTCCTGTGGTTGAATTATACCACATTTCTCCACGTATAGGATTTGATGGATCGGATGATCTCTTTTTAATTTTAAGACCGTGTAGTGCTCTGTAAGTAGACATTCTATATAGTCTCCTTAATTATTCTTCAAAAGCCAGCCCTGTGTGCTATCTACATAAACTAAAGTATTCGCTGCTCTTTCTGTTGATACTACTAAAGGATCAGTTGATCCTGCAATTTTTTCTGAACCGTTTTGATCTATTGTTAATGCATTACTATCAAAAGTTCCTGCATAATCTATAAATGATACTTCATCACCAATATTTCCTGCAGGTAAGTCCATTTCTATTGCACCACTTGTAGTGTTGATAAAATAACCTTCACCAGCAACAGCTGTAAATGTAGAAGTTTTTACTGCTTGCCAAGAAGTTCCACCTGATACTTCAGCAAATGATAATTGTCCAACACCCGATGTGCCTGAACCTGTTACCGAAGCTACTTTTAAAAATCTGTCTGCTGTTACGTTTCCAGTGGGAAATTTTAACTCATAACTCTGTGCAGCGCTGTGTGCAGGTCCAGTAAGCTTAATACCATGAGAATTTTGTTCACAGTTAAGCTGAATTGAACCTGGGTTATCAGCACCCATTGCTTCAACAAGACCAGTTCCTTTTGGTCTTAAACGTAAATTAAGATTTGAATCACCTCCAACTGCACCTATTTGTGCACCAGAACCAGTTGCAGCGTTTGTAATATCTATGTGGTTTACTGCTGATGATGTTGTTTCAAAAATTAATTGTTCATTTCCATTTTCATCTCTGATACCGTGAGCATCATCAAAGTCTATCATGAAAGAATTAGTATCTAAATTACCACCTAACTGTGGTGTAGTGTCATCAACAAGGTCACTCGCTAATGATATTGTATCAATACTTGGATTAGTTCCATCGTCTGCTTTTGCATATGCAATTACAGTTTTACCGTTTGCAACTGTAGCTGAAGTTCCTGTACCAGTTACGTATTTAAATACAACGTTCTGTGATCCAGAAGTTGCGTTCTTTAAAAAATAAAAATTTTGAACATCGGTAGGTATTGTAACATTTCGTGATGCTGTAAGAGATCCTGTAAATTCTATAACTCTATGTGAAAGAGTTGCACCAGTTGATCCATCAGATACTGAAAGAGTAGTATCTCCTGAATCTGAGACAGCTTGGGTTGTATAACCACCAGATATTTGTTCGATGATTTGTAAATTTGTATTTGTCTTTGTTCCCCAAGTTCCTGCGTTTTCACCAGTTGCTTGAAGTTCTACACCTAATGGTGTGTATGTTGATGCCATAATTTTCTCCTATGCAGCGTCACTATAACTTGTATTTGATCCAGTTGCAACATCCGAATAAGTATCGTTCGAACCCGTTGAAACATTACTATAAGACGTATTTGAGCCAGTGTCAACATCGCCGTAAGCAAATATATTAACTGATCCAATGTTAAATGTAGCAGATTGACCTGTTAATCCAACCTGCATATCAACTACAGAAACAGAGCCAATACTAGCACTAAATGATACACCAGTTAGTCCTAAAGTCATATCATTAGGATCTAAAGATCCGACACTAGCTGTTGCAGATAATCCAGTAGGTAATGCTACTGCACCACCTAATCCTACTATTGATCCTAACTGAGATTCAAACTGTTGACCTGATAATAAAGCTGTATTGTTTGGTGCAACAGCTGTTCCCAAAGATGTAGACATCGAGAATCCTGTAACATCAACTTGGTTACTAGAAAAAGCTATTGCAGTCCCTTGACTTGCAGTAAAAGAAAGTCCAGAAGGTAAAACAGTATCGTTTGGTGCAACCGCTGTTCCTTGACTCAATGTTGCTTCTTGACCAGTTAAACCAACAGCCATATCAGCAACTGTCACTGAACCTATTGAGAAGGAAGCTGATACTCCTGACATTGCAACATTAGCATCTGATTCAACTGCTAATGATCCTGCGCTAGCTGTTGCAGAAACACCTGATGGCTCTACAACTGCAGAACCAATTCCTGATAAAGAACCTGCACTAGCTGAAAATTCTACACCACTAATATCAAAATTAGGACTTAAACCAATTGTAATTGCAAACTCACCCCAAGCACCTTGACCGTAGGTATTATTACCCCAGCCTTCTATACCCAGGCTAGAAGATATTTCAAAACCTGTTAAGGAAACAGTTGCGTCGTTAAGATCTCCCCAAGATTGTTCGTTCCAAGTTTTAGCTCCCCAACCTGCTCCAAACTTTTGGTTTTCATTCCAATTAGCTTGACCCCAGGTGAACCTGCCCCATCCTGAAGATACCGACATGGTCGGCCTCCTATGCTAGTCTGATGATTGCTGCTGTAGCTGATGCTGTTGGAAACTCTATTTTAAAAGTTCCATTACTTGCTGTTTTGTCACCGCCAAATGCAATTACACAAACAGCGTCAGTTGTGCCTGAGCCACCATCTGTTGTTGTATTATAAATTATTGCACCGTTTGCAGTGAAAGATGCAGATGAATAAGTTACATCTGCAAAATCTGTGAATGCAGTTGTTGAAGATAATGAAACACCTGAGTTTGTAAGAGTTGCTCCACCTGCTGTATAAGCGGTTCCAGATGTATTTGTAATTTCATTTGATGTTGAATAGTCTGTTGTAGATGCATCTAAAGACGCGGAACTAGTAAATAATGCAATCTTAAAAGTGTGTCCACCTGAAGATTCAAAACTATGTTTACCTTGTAAAAGCTCCTGTTTAAAGCTTGAACATATTGCTGATGTTATTGCCATATCTTATCTCCTATTACGGCGAAGGAGACTCAATTTTCATTCTGACAGTTCCGTCAGTATAATCGTCTCGTCTTCTTCTTCCAGTTTGTTCTAATGCGAACTTCTGTGCTTCTTGTTTATATTTATTTTCATACAAAGTCAACATATCTATCGGACCTTTTAAAAAGCCATATGCCTCTGATAAACAGCAATATAATAGACCATTTGAAAAATTCATACTAAGGTAGTTAACATTATCACCCTCTAAAAGATCTGGCATTTTATTAAAATGAACTCTAAATCTGTAAGTTGTATTAGGAACTGGAGCAAAAGCTATACGGCCTGATGTTGTATCAGACTCTCCTGTGCCTCCACCAAACATAGCATAATATTTAGGTTGACCTTGAGCAGCGGAGGTTCCGGTTACGTCTTGATATTCTTGTAGATACGTATAGTCTTTTTTTTCTAACCATCTATTAGCCCCTGTAGTTTCTGAACCTGCGGTATCATATACTTGTATACCTCTAACAAATAAACAACCAGCAGGAGCGTTAATTGACTCTTGTCCCGCAACTAAATTACCTAATTGTTGTTTTCTATCTGCATCGATTGGTACATCTCTAAATATTCTATATTGAGCATTTAAAATAATATTTTCTAATACACTGTCTGATAAAACATTAGAATCTGTTTCAGTATAGCTTCTAATTTGTGTTTTTAATCCTGATGCACTTAATCCAGCCATTACTCTTCTCCTATTCTTTCAATATCAGCTTTATGTTTTAAACGTATCTTTTTTTGTTTTGCAGTTTCTTCATCTTCATAAACAGGCACACATGCACACTGTTTAATGCCAAATAATTTACAAAAAAAATCTTTTAATTTTTTTATCATGGTGTTATCGTAACTGGTCCTGCAGACACAGTTGGTCCTCCTGAATCTTCTGTTATACTAGGAGTTGCCCCTAGTGTAAATGTATATTTATCTGTTGTAGTTACTGTTATACTAAATCCTGAAGAGTTTTCGTATGTTGAAAGAGATACACCTCCTGGGTTACCTCTAACATTTCTAAATCTAACTGTATCACCAGTTGTTCTACCGTGATTAGGTTCTGTAACAGTAATTGTTTGCGAAGACGCAGTTATAGAAAAAGGATTGTTTCCTAACATAGCAGCAACATTTGGTTCTGTTCTTCCTGGTCTAACATTTCTTAAAGATATAGCATCACCATTCATTGGTTTTGGTTCTAATTGTGGTTGTTTTGGTTCAAACTCGGACACATGAACAAACGCACCATTCCATTCTCTAACCATTTCTTTGTATGGAAACTCCATACCAGATCTGTCTGATATCGCTTTTGCGTATTTACCTGTTGCGTATTTTGCCATTATGCTCCTGGGTAATATGCTTTAGGAGTAATGTATGTGCTAGAAGCTGATCCATCCTCTGCTAAAGCTCTTGCTAATTCATCTTCGTAAGCTAATTTCATAGCTTGAATTAATTGTGGTTGATATTTTTGTGCTAAATAATACGATAATCCTGATATCATACATGGTACAAATCTAAACGGAACATCAGTTGCGTTAGTATAATCACCTATATCTTGTATTCTTTTTATGTAATAGAAGTGCATATCTTTAGATGCATTCGTTGAATCAGGAGTTGGATAAACATGAACTCTAACTTTGTCTATAAATCTCTCCACCCAATACTGATTAGGTGTACCTTTAGATAGCTTGTTAGAAAAACCTGCATAAGTAGATCTATCAACTTTTGTCATAGGACTATCTGATTGTGTTGTTTGAGTTCTGTTTGATCTTAATTGTGCTTCGAGGATATCAGATATTCCATATACACCATTTGGTGTTGAAGTAGCACTCGTGCCATCATCACTAGATCTAAAAAAATCATACTCTGCTTGACCTTCAATTAAATCTAAATCAAGCTCATCTATTTCCCAATAGTGAATACCTCTATTACCCCATTCTTGAAATAAAATATTAAGAGATCTTCGTGCAGATTTAAGTTGATATCCAGCAACATTTTGTAATCCAATACGTTCGAAAGCTTCTTCTACTATTTCATCAATAGCAAAAGTTTTGTCAAACGTTGCTGTTCCCGAAGTGGTATTAGCCATTTACTATGCTCCTGTGATTGTCATGGTAACACTTCCGTCTGTACCAGATGATTGTGTTAAAGTTGCACAAACTCCGTTTTCAAACAAAATACCAGAACCAGGTATGTAAACCTCTAATCCTTCTGTTTCGAATCTGTAAATAGCTTTTAAGTTACCAGAT